GTGACCTTTCCGATGCGCGGTGGCGTCGGGCTGATGGGCGAGGCGGGGCCGGAAGCGATTATGCCGCTTGCACGCGGTACGGACGGAAAACTGGGCGTGCGCAGCGGCGGGCAGGGCGCGCCGACCATTGTCATGAATATCAGCACACCGGATGCCCAGAGTTTTCAGCGCAGCAAGGATCAGATTGCCGCGCAGATGAGCCGCGCGTTGAGCCGCGGCAACCGCAATCGCTGAGCCGTAGAAAGGAACCGCAATGGCATTTCACGAGATAAGGTTTCCCGCATCGCTGAGCTTTGGATCGATTGGTGGGCCCGAGCGACGCACCGACGTTGTGACACTGGCCAACGGCTTTGAAGAGCGCAACACACCATGGGCACATTCACGTCGCCGCTATGATGCGGGGCTTGGCATGCGATCACTGGATGACATTGAAACGTTGATTGCGTTTTTCGAGGCGCGTCAGGGCCAGATGCACGGGTTCCGCTGGAAAGACTGGTCGGATTTCAAATCATGCAAGGCAACCGCCGAACCCGCCTATTTTGACCAGACCATCGCCGTGGGCGACGGGATCAGGGATGTGTTCCCGTTGATCAAAACCTATAGATCCGGCGCACAGGCTTATGCCCGCCCGATTGGAAAACCGGTGAGCGGTACGGTGCGGATCGGTGTGGAACAGGACGAGATGCGCGACGGCGTGGATTACAGCGTGGATGACGCCACCGGACAGGTGCGTTTTTTCCATCCGCCTGACGTGTCGATGGCGATCACGGCAGGGTTCGAATTTGATGTGCCGGTGCGGTTTGACACCGACAGAATTCAGACGAGTGTGGCCAGCTTCAATGCAGGAGATGTTCCCAACGTGCCGGTGATCGAGGTGCGGGTGTGATGACAGGGTTTAACGCGGATTTGCGGGCGCATTTGCTGACCGGGGCCACAACACTGTGCCGCGCATGGTTTGTGACGCGCAAAGATGGTGTGACATTCGGGTTCACAGACCACGATCTGCCACTGGAATTTGACGGCATGGTGTTCAAGGCCGATACCGGACTGTCCGCCGTGGCCTTGCAGCAAAGCACGGGTCTTTCGGTGGACAACACCGAGGCATTCGGGGCGTTGAGTGACAGCGCGATCCGTGAAGAGGATATTGTTGCAGGTCGTTTTGACGGGGCCGATGTGCGGGCATGGCTGGTCAACTGGGCCGCACCGGATCAGCGCTGGCTGCAGTTTCGCGGGACAATCGGGGAATTGCGCCGCGCTGGCGGGGCCTTTCAGGCAGACCTGCGCGGATTAAGCGAAACACTGAACCGGCCGTTGGGACGGGTCTATCAGAAACCGTGCACGGCTGTTCTGGGGGATACAGGGTGCAGGTTTGATCTGGATACGCCGGGATATGCTGCCGAGCGGGCGATTGATGTTGTGGAGGACGGCCGGGTTTTCCGCTGGGCCGTATTTGAGGGCTTTGAGCCGGACTGGTTCACCCGTGGCAAACTGACCGTTCTGACCGGCGCGGCATCCGGCCTTGGCGGGATCATCAAAAAGGATCACATCGACAACGGGCAGCGCACGATCGAGTTGTGGGAACCGCTGCGCGCGACGTTATCAAGCGGAGACATCGTCAAGTGCGTGGCCGGGTGTGACAAACGGGTGCAAACATGCCGGAACAAGTTCGATAATTTCGCAAACTATCAGGGATTTCCCGACATTCCGAATGAAGACTGGATGGCGGCCTATCCCAAGTCGACAGGGCGCAACGTCGGGGGAAGCCTGCGATGAACGCGCGTCGAGACCACATTGTCGAAATAGCGCGGACCTGGATCGGGACACCCTACCGGCATCAATCGGCGTGTAAGGGCGCGGGGTGCGATTGCCTGGGCCTAATCCGGGGGCTGTGGCGCGATCTGATCGGGGCCGAACCGGAACAGGTGCCGGATTATTCGATGGATTGGTCCGAACCGCAGGGCGAAGAACAGTTGTGGCAGGCGGCACGCCGCCATTTTGTGCCCAAGACAAACGGTGATCTGCAACAGGGCGAGGTGGTTCTGTTTCGCATGCGTCACGCCGCGGTGGCCAAACATCTGGGAATTGTTGCGCGCACGGGCCATGCCGCCAGTTTTATCCACGCCTATTCGGGGCACGGCGTGGTGGAAAGCCCGCTGAGCAGGCCGTGGCAGCGGCGCATCGTGGCCCGTTTTGATTTTCCGAAGGAGCAATTCTGATGGCGACGATACTTCTTTCTGCGGCAGGTGCGGCGATTGGCGGGTCTGTTGGCGGCAGTTTTGCCGGATTGTCATCTGTCGCCATCGGACGGGCAGTGGGGGCGACACTGGGCAAGGTCATCGACCAGCGGCTTTTGGGGCAGGGGGCGCAACGGGTAGAAACCGGGCGCGTGGACAGGTTTCGCCTGACGCAAGCCGGAGAGGGCGAACCGGTTGCACAGGTCTACGGACGAATGCGATTGGGCGGGCAAGTGATATGGGCGTCGCAGTTTCGCGAAACGCGCACAACGCAGGGTGGCGGCGGTGGCAAGGGTGCGCCGCGCCAGCCCGAAACCACGGAATACAGCTATAGCGTTAGTCTGGCCATTGCGATCTGCGAAGGGGAAATTGCGCGCATCGGCCGGATTTGGGCAGATGGAGAGGATGTGGCGGCGGACGATCTGAACATGCGTGTCTATAACGGAACGTCAGATCAGTTGCCCGACCCGGTGATGGAAGCCGTTGAAGGTGCCGGCGCTGTGCCAGCCTATCGCGGAACGGCCTATGTTGTGCTTGAAGATCTGGCGCTGGGGCGATTCGGCAACCGTATTCCGCAGTTTTCATTTGAAGTGATGCGACCGGAACAGCGCAATGCCCCCGACGCGGACATTGATCCGGTACATGCGATCAAGGGTGTGGCCCTGATGCCCGGCACAGGGGAATACGCGTTGGCGACAACACCTGTGTATTATCAAAAAGGGCCGGGCAGACATTGGAGCGCGAACACGAACAGCCCGTCGGGCAAGACCGATTTTGTCACATCCTTGGATGCGCTGGAGGATGATCTGCCAAATTGCAAGGCAGTGTCGCTGGTCTTGTCGTGGTTTGGCGATGATCTGCGCTGTGGGCAGTGCACGCTGCAACCCAAGTTTGAAACCCGAGGCGTAGAAGGCGTGAACATGCCATGGCGCGTTGCGGGGCAAAACCGCGCAACGGCAGCGCAGATCGTGGAAGTGGACAATCGTCCGATCTATGGCGGAACGCCGGCAGATGCTGCGGTGGTTGAAGCGATCCGCGCGCTGAACGCGCGGGGCAAAAACGTGATGTTCTATCCGTTTATTCTGATGGATCAGTTGGATGGCAATGATCTTGACGATCCCTATAGTGATGCAGAAAGCCAACCCAAGCTGCCGTGGCGCGGGCGGATCACGCTGTCAAAAGCCCCGGGTCAGGCCGGATCACCGGACGGAACGGCGCAAGCATCGGACGAGGTTGCGGCGTTTTTCGGGACCGCAAGAGCTGCAGATTTCACGATAGGTGACGGTGTGGTCAGTTATTCGGGACCTCAAGAATGGGGGCTGCGCCGGTTTATTCTGCATTATGCTGCCTTATGTGCCGCCGCTGGTGGCGTTTCAGCCTTTTGCATCAGTTCCGAAATGCGCGGGCTGACGCAAATTCGCGGCGCAGGCAACGTCTTTGTCGCGGTTCAGGCATTACAAAGCCTCACACGTGAGGTTCGCGCCCTGTTGGGGCCGGATTGCAAGATCGGCTATGCTGCGGATTGGAGCGAATATTTCGGGTATCAACCACAAGATGGCAGTGGCGATCGGTACTTTCATCTCGACCCGCTTTGGGCCGATGACGACATCGATTTTGTCGGCATCGACAATTACATACCGCTGTCGGATTGGCGCGAGGGCGAGGACCATCTGGATGCGGGATGGGGCAGCATCTACGATTTGGAGTATCTGAAATCTAACATTAGCGGCGGCGAAGGGTATGACTGGTACTATGCGTCCGCCGCTGCAGAGGCGGCACAAATCCGTACCCCGATCACCGACGACACCCATCAGGAACCATGGATATGGCGGTATAAAGACATCGGGAACTGGTGGTCAAACCTGCATCACGAACGGGTGGGCGGAGTGCGGCGTGACACACCCACAGATTGGCTTCCGCAGTCAAAACCGATCTACTTTACAGAAATGGGATGCGCGGCCATCGACAAGGGCACCAATGAACCCAACAAATTTCTGGACTTGAAATCGTCGGAATCCAGCACGCCGAAATATTCCAACGGCGCGCGCGATGATCTGATCCAGACGCAATATTTGCGCGCGCAGTTTTCGTTTTGGGCGAATGATACGAACAATCCCACATCCCGCCTCTATGACGGGCCGATGGTGGACATGTCACACGCCTTTGTCTGGGCGTGGGATACGCGGCCCTTTCCTCAATTTCCGAACAATCTGGACTTGTGGAGCGACGGTCAAAACTTTGCGCGGGGACACTGGATAAACGGGCGCATTTCGGCGCGATCGCTGGCCTCGGTTGTGGGTGAAATATGCCGCCGCTCGGGTTTGGAACATTATGATACGTCCGGTTTGTACGGTGTGGTGCGCGGCTACATGATTTCGGATATCGCGGATGCGCGCGCGGCATTGCAACCTTTGATGCTGAAACACGCGTTTGACGCAATTGAACGGGACGGGGTGCTGCGTTTTGTGATGCGCACAGGACACCACGCCACGGTGCTGAACCGCGATGATCTGGTCGAAACACGCGAACTGGACGGTCTGCTGGAACAGGTG